GTCTATTAGTGATGGCAAGCGAGGCATCCCCTGCCCAACGTGCAAGACAGGAGAGACAGCATGACAGCAAAGAATGACGGCGGGCCAGCGTTCCCGGTTTATGACGACCATGGGCAGTACGTCAACGGCGGCGGGGCAACGCTGCGCGACTACTTCGCAGCGAAGGCGATGCAGGGGATGCTGGCAAATCCAAACCAGGACTATGCGCCGCTGACCACCAAGGCCGAGGAAGCAGTTGTAGCCGGGGCTTACGAGATGGCAGACGCCATGCTCAAAGCAAGGGAGACACCATGATCCGAATGCCACCCTACCTTGACGACTTCACCGGCACCTACGCCCGCACAACGCACGGGCGGCGAGCGTGTACAGCTACTGAATCAATAGCGATTCACAAATACAAACCGCCCTTTCATCGGCGGTTTTTTTACGCCCTCATGGACTACGGCACCGTGATTGCCGTGGGAGTCGGGCTGGCCGCTGGCCTTGTGTACGGATGGAGCCTGCCATGAGCCGCCTGAAAGACTTCACCCGGCTCTTTTTAATCTATCGCCAGTGCCACCCGCCGCTGAGAGCCGCGCGGTATGCGTGGACGGTATCAGGAGGATGAACATGAACAACACACAGGATGAACCATGAGCAATATCGTACTTTCCAACGCCGCCAAGCTGGCAACCGGCCTGGGCATTACCGGCGATCCGCAAGAGCTTGTGGCGACCCTCAAGGCTACGGCCTTCAAAGGCCCGGCAACTGATTCTCAGCTTGCCGCGCTTCTGTTTGTGGCAAGCCAGTACGGGCTGAACCCGTGGGTGAAAGAGCTTTATGCGTTTCCTGACCGGCAAAACGGCATCGTGCCGGTTGTTGGTGTTGACGGCTGGAGCCGCATCATCAACAACCATCCGCAGTTTGACGGGATGGACTTTGAGCAGGACGAAGAAGGGTGCACCTGCATCATCTACCGCAAAGACCGCAACCACCCGATCAAAGTGACGGAGTGGATGGCCGAATGCCGCCGCGATGGTGTTGGGCCGTGGAAGTCGCACCCGCGCCGGATGCTGCGCCACAAGGCAATGATCCAGTGTGCCCGCCTGGCCTTTGGCTATACCGGCATTTTCGACCAGGACGAGGCCGAGCGCATCGTGGAAAACAAGCTGGGCATTGTCCAGCACGATCCAGAAACGCTGGTGGATGTGCAGCCGCTGATTGCTGCGGCCCTGTCCACCAAGACAGACGCAGAGGCGCTGCAATTCTGGAAAGAGAACAACGGCAAGGTGGCAAAGCAGCCGCAAGACCATGCGCTCCTCAAGCAGACGATTTCCGACCACCGAAGCGCGCTTCGGGATGCAGACGTGACCGATGTGGAGGCCCGCGATGCGAATATTGCAGGCTGAACAACGATCGCCGGAATGGTTCGCCGCCCGCCTGGGCCGAGCCACTGCAAGTAACTTTTCCAACGTGCTTGCCGCAAAAAGCACGGCAGCGTATCGCAACTACCGCGTGAAGCTGGCCCTTGAGCGGTTGACCGGCAAGCAAGAGGATGTTTTCCAGAGCGAAGCCATGAAGCAAGGCACCGAACGCGAGCCGCTTGCACGGATTGCCTACGAGGCCTTGACCGGCAATCTTGTGGAAGAAGTCGGTCTGTGTCTGCATGACGCGCTGGAATGCGGCGCATCGCCAGATGGGTTGATTGACGCGGTGCGCGGGTTGGAAATCAAGTGCCCAACACCCGGCAAGCATTGCGAATACCTACGCGCACCAGCCGAACCGCCAGAGTACACGGCGCAGATCCAAGGCTGCATGTGGATCACAGAACGGACAGAATGGGACTTTGTTTCATTCTGCCCAGACTTTCCTGAAAACGCGCAATTGATCGTCAGAACAATCCAGCGTGATGATGCCTACATCGACAAGTTGGCAAAGGCAGTCGAGGCATACATGCAAGAAGTTGCCGCAGAGGTGGAAGCGATCCGCAACTACCGCAACGCGGCATAACCAACACCCGCCGCGATGGGTGGCGGGCATTTTAGAAAGCTACTCAATGGCAGATTTCGACAATACCAATCGGGGAGTTCTGTTTGTGAACGACCGCAAGGAGCCTGGCAGTAGCAAGCCAGACCGCACTGGCTCATTGAACGTTGACGGCGTGGAGTATTTCTTGGACGGCTGGATTAAGAAATCACAAGCTGGTGCAACGTTTCTGAGTGTGTCTGTGAAGCGCAAAGACAAACAGCCTGGGCAGCAATCTACAGCACCCGCGCAACGCCAGCAACAGAGCGCCGCAGCGCCAGCGTCAGACCCAGGCGGATGGAGCGATATGGATGGACCGCCGTTCTGATTTAGCCACCACCACCCCACACACAGCCCGCACCAGCGGGCTTTTTTAATGCCATGCCAGACCCAAGACACTGGACACCAGCGCAATTACAGGTGCTGCGAGAAAAGTACCCCGACACAACCACCGCACAGCTTGCCGCAGAACTGGGAAGAAATACTGGCTCAGTCTGGCAAAAGGCGCGGGATATTGGTTTGCGCAAAAGCGAGGCCTACATGCAAAGCGTCAGCTCAGGACGCAGGCGGCGCGGCCAGCAAAACGAGGGCATCAAAAGCACCCAGTTCAAACCCGGCTTGACCCCGTGGAACAAGGGAATGGACGGCTACAAGCCGGGTGGTCGCAGTGCTGAAACGCAGTTCAAAAAAGGCGGCAGGACAGGCGCCGCCGCGCACAACTACGTGCCCATCGGATCACTGCGCATCAGCAAAGAAGGCCACTTAGAGCAAAAGGTAAGTGATGACCCGGCGCTATACCCGGCCCGCAGGTGGCAACCAGTTGCGCGGATTGTGTGGGAGGCAGCAAACGGCACCATTCCTGAAAAGCACTTTGTCATTTTCAAGCCGGGCATGAAAACCGCCGTGCTGGAAGAGATCACCGCAGACAAGCTCGAATGCATCAGCCGCGCACAAAACGCGCTGCGCAACCACCCGAAAAACAGATCACCAGAGATGGGACGCCTTTACCAGATCAAGGGCGCTATCACACGGCAAGTCAATCGAATCATCCGAGAACAGGAAACGAAAAATGAGCACACCACACATCAACGCGCTGCGTGAACACCTGATGCAGACCCTTGCCAGCCTGCGCGACCGCGATAACCCCATGGAACCAGACCGCGCCCGTGCTGTGGCGCAAGTCGCAGGAGTGCTGGTGGACACGGCCCGCGTGGAGGTTGACTTCATCAAAGCCACAGGCGACCGGAGCAGCGGCTTTTTGTCCACGCCCGAAGAACAGTCAGAGCAGCCCGCCCTGCCAGACGCCACACGCCCGCGCACGATGTGGCAGGCGCTGGAGAAATCCTGATGGCCCGCAAGAAAGGCAAGGAACTGAGCTACCGGGGGCGGCAGTGAGAAAGACCACCGCCTACGCCCGCAAGCGCGCCCATCAAGACGCATGGCAGCGCACCCGGCACGAAGCCTGCAACCCCGTCACTGAAGCCGTGGTGAGGCAGCGCATCGAAGGCGACATTCAGCGCTTGCGCACCGAGGCCGGACTACAGACCTACATGGGCGGCGATGCTGCCAGGATTGCCAACATGGCCGGTCGGCTCGTGTACGTGGTGTGCCATGCCGCAGGGCACCACGGCCTGGGCGAGACACCAGAGGCGCGCATTCTGGCCGGCACGGCAAACGCGCTGGCTGAATTGGCTGAATCGCCCGCATCGCTGGAAAGGCAACGCGGCGCAGTCATCAGCGGCCTTGCTGCGATTGACCGGCTGATGCCAGAGCTATCGACGTGGGCGCTGGCAGCCGGTGCGCTGCAGCTAGATCAACTACTCGCCAGCACGCAGGGCATGGGCACTGCTGATGTACGGCGGGCGCTTAAACGACAAGAGGAAATCACATGAACAGAGAACACCCAGACTCAGGCCGCATCATCACCAGCGGCGACGTTATCAATGACCTGCACGATGAGATTGCGCAACTGCGCGGCACCCGCAAAGTGCTGTGGAAC